AACCCGTGTAACCCCGCGAACCACTGAAGAAGAATTTTCTCCAGAAAGGAGGGGCACCCCCATCAGATATTAACATCAACGAACCACCAGCTTCTAATGAAGTAGGACCATCTGTTCCAGTAGAACCCGTATACGAGAGTGTAATAGTACCAGTAGTTACGTTTGATATCGAAATTATACTTCCATCTGCAGCGGAAGTTGGCAGGGTCAGTGTAATACCAGCAGTCGTAGCTAATATATGGGATCCAGTGTCGCCAGAAGTTAAAGAACCGGTCGCCGACTTTACTATTTGACCAGCAGATACTAATTTATCAGGTCCACGCGAACCGGTATAACCTTGGACCCCTTGAAATCCTTGCGCACCTGAAACCCCAGAAGTACCTTGGACCCCTTGGGAGCCTTGCACACCAACAGACCCTGTGAAACCTGTTGCGCCTTGTATACCTTGAAATCCTTGAGCGCCTGACGCACCTGAAGCGCCTTGCGCTCCTAATATACCTTGCGCACCAACAGACCCTGTAAATCCAGTAGCGCCTTGAGCTCCCAATACACCCTGGAAACCTTGCGCGCCTTGTGCACCAGCGCCGCCGGTAGTACCTTGAGCGCCTATTGACCCCGTGAACCCGGTTGTACCTTGAAATCCCTGGGCGCCTGAGGTTCCCGTTGCACCTTGTGCTCCCAATACACCTTGCGCACCAACAGACCCTGTAAATCCAGTATCGCCTTGAGCTCCCAATACACCCTGGAAACCTTGAGCGCCTTGTACACCAGCGGCACCGGACGAACCTTGCGCACCAACTGAGCCCGTAAACCCTGTTGCGCCTTGCGCTCCTAATACACCCTGGAAACCTTGCGCGCCTTGTGCGCCAGAGGAGCCGGATACACCACCTGATCCTGTAAAGCCTGTTGCGCCTTGCGCCCCTTGGCGTCCTTGCGCGCCTTGTGCACCAACGGAACCGGTAAAGCCTGTACCCCCAACTGGCCCAACATATGTTGACCAGAGAACACCACCAGCACCATCTGATGCTAGAACCTGTCCGTTTAACCCTTGATTACCATCTGCAGCAACCGCTCCGGTAACATTAATCTCACCCGTAACAGTAATATTATTAGCAGAAAAATCCCCTGGGAGTGACATCGTCCCTTGAACGTTTACATTCCCTTGTAGAGTAACATCAGACGCGAATACTGAATTAGAGCCTGTTACTAAGAGACCTTTTTCTACTTTAAATCTTGTATCAGCCATATCTCTTCTTTACTTAATTAGGTGGGCAACAACTTTAACAGCGGTGGCTGCTGTTGTTTGGTCCATTAGAATCTCTACGTTTGCATTATTTATCGATGCTGTGAATGTACCTAGGGGAGCAGCAGTATTTGCAGCGTCATACGGAGCAGATATTACACCATAAACTGATACATATGCGTTTGTACCGTCGTGAGCAATAACCATTTCAGCCATTTGGTTTGTACCAGCATTATTAGCAAATACCATTACTTTACCAGTACGATATGTTGCTTTAGGGAATCTATAAATTCTTCTAGGGGCCCCGGTAGCGCCTATATTTGTATTTGCTTCTACCGATACTACATAGTCGGTATTAAAAGTTGTATTACCTGTAACATCTAGGGACCCACCTACTGTAGTGTTACCACTCAGAGTAGAAACTGTATTAACAACGAGGTTAGCAAATGTCCCGCGGCCAGTAGCATCTACAAACCCCGTAATAGTAGTATTTCCCGACGCGAGCGTGTTGTTTAACGTAGTTGAACCGGCAACAGTTGCTGTCGTGGATACATTAATGAAACCAGTTGTAGTCGTATTTCCAACTGCAAGTGTATTAGCAACAATAGTCGCACCATTTACCGTTAGCGTACCTGAGACGTTTGCAGTACTCGAGACAGTTAAGAAGCCTGACGTTGTTGTATTACCTGTCTGAAGGGTATTTGCAACAATAGTGGAACCATTGACCGTTAGAGTACCGCTAACGTTAGCGGTTGTAGAAACAGTTAAGAATCCAGACGTGGTAGTATTTCCAACTGCAAGTGTATTCGCAACAATAGTTGCCCCATTAACGGTAAGTGTCCCAGAAACGTTTGCTGTTGATGAAACTGTAATAAATCCAGTTACTGTAGAGTTACCTGTCTGTAGTGAATTCGATAGCGTGGTAGCACCGTTAACAGTCAATGTGTTTCTTAGAGTCGTAGCACCCCCGACATTCGCAGTTGATGAAACATTCATGAATCCAGTTGTAGTAGTATCACCAGCAGCAAGAGTATTCGTAATAGTAGTTGCCCCTACTACAGTAAGAGTATTTCCAACTCTAGATGCGCCACTAACATTAGCTGTCCCTGTAACTGCAAGGGTAGCGTCGGGATTGATTGTCCCAACTCCTACTCTATCGTTAACAGAATCTACTTTAAGCGTTGTAATATCAAATGTTACATTACCAGTTACAGTATGATTAACACCTGTCCAAATATTATTAGAAGAGACATACAACGTATTCCCGCCAATTTGGGTATTCGTAGATGTTGAATTACCAGAAACCTTAATTGCAGTAATAGATGAGTTAGACGCAAGACTAATATTCGCCGATCTAACACTAACGTTAGAAGACACGTTCATAGTGGTACCAAGCACATTTAAAAGTGCACCGTTAGCTTGAACATTAGCGGTAAAGAATTGTGTATTTGTATATAGAGAGTTTGAACTCGAGGTTAAGGTTGCCCCGGTGATAATTGCGTTAGATGTAATATTTAAGTTTGCGGATGTAGAAGTATTACCTCCGCGGATTGAACCTGTGGCAATTAATGTGTTTGACCCGAAAGACCCTATCAGCTGGGCAATGCGTGGAGAGCCTGTATTACCTGTATTAGCGTAAGTAGTGTTCGCAGTAATAATCTCATTAGAAAGCGCATCGAGAACAGTGTTTGTTCTAATTACCCATGTTGCAAATGTCTCGGTAGTGATATCTAAATTAGCTACTGGTCTTGACATTATTATTCCCTGCTAAAATTTGTTCTAATTTTTGTTTCATTTCTTTGACGTCGCCAATGATTTTATCCATTTCTTTTAGCTTCTGTTTTACCATGCTAGCTTCTTTTTCTGCAGTACGAGCGTGAATTATTGCTTGATAATGACTATCATTAGTATTTATAACCATTCCAGAGTGTTGATCACGAATAAAGGAAGACATTATGCAGATACCCCTATAACTTGAATTTGATCTACTTCAGGTACACTAAACGTACTATCTGATAGGAATACAATTTTGATCTGCATTGAATCAAAAGAATCAAACTCAACAAGTGAACTATTATAATACCGCGAGACGTTATCATTAGTGACGTTATTAAATGCTGTATGATAATATTTTAAGAGATCAACTTTAAACCCAAACCCTACTACGTTATTATTTGAGACTGCGTCACCTAGGGTAATTGCAGTGGAGTTAGCAGCAGTTACAACCCCAACAATATAATCTTCAGGGATCAGCGGGTTATAAAGTTTGACTACATCGTTAACTGCAATGTATGTAGTTGGGGTAACACCTTGGCCTAGAATAACCGCGTTAGCAGATTGAGTAGTAAATGTTCCGGGGAGCACATTCGCCGAAGCAGAATATTGAGAAAACCCTAGTTCAAATTCAATGAGGTCGTTTTTATCTTCCCGCGAAGAGAATTTATTACCGTTTTCTACATACTCAAGAGGGGTCCACGCTTTATCATCAAACGCTTCCGGGTCTTGGGAATTATGTATGCGTGTATAAATTTTGAGATCGGTGTTAGCAGGTCTGTACGCAGTCATAAACACACGTACATCTTCTGCAAATCTGTTATTAGCAAAAGAAACTTTCTTAGCAATATGCTTACTTACCGCAGCACCATTATCCCCGACTTCACTATCAATTGATACGGTATTTGCGTTTGTAACGAGGTATGTGTTAGAAATCTTGTTCTGCATTACAAACATATCAATATCCCCACCTTCAATAGTCGGAGATTGGAACAACCCGGTATTAGATGCTGACACTGTTAGGGTAGCATCAATTTTAAATGATTTACGATCTATTAGAAGGTCAGTATTTGAGTAAAGATTAGCGTTATCTACTTCTAGAGACCTGGAAAGAATATAAGCATCCCAGTTGTTCAAATTTTTCTTTATAGGGTTATTAATCTCGAACTTTATACTATTACTGGCATCATATGTATATATTGATCCGTTATAAACTGCAGTAGTAAGTGTGGTAACAATCTTACCTGCTGCTGAGGTCCGCGTATCTCCTTTTATTTGTACACGATCGACAGAGAATACCCCTACGGTAGTAATATTAGCAGTAGCTCCAGAATCAACCCCTGAAATAAAATCTCCGTTTACAAATTTTAGAGTTGTATTAGCCGTAGATTCGATTAAGTATAGTTTATTAATTAAATTATCTTTATAATAAACTTTACCCACAGGGGCGACTTTATACGTAGTAGCTGTATTTGAAAACGCAATCTTAGAAGCGGTAGTCATATATGTGTTATTTACAACATTAAGTGTAGTATATACTTGTTTTTGGGTTGTATTACCATAAACGACTATCTTCCCACCGTCTGGGTAAGAAGAAAATGTAGTCCCGGTCCCGATAATAACATTATTACCTGCGGTTACACTAATAGTACCCGCTGCGTTTGCTACTTCTTTATACACCCATTCTCCGCCCTGGAATGACCCTGCTCGACTTTCTATGTCTAAAAACTCGTAATTGTCATTAACATAAATTTCTGACGTTGTATTACTGATGTACTTGGCAACTTTAACAGAAAATTTAAGATCAGTATCGGAAATAGCTTTATGAATATTCGTATTTGTTTTATTAAATAGTTTGCCGTCTTTAACAATGTTAGAGCCTGGAGACGGGGTATTAGTCCCGCTAATTCTATCACCTTGCTTATTTACCCACAGCTCAAAGCTCGGATCATCAAATATGATTACAACACCGTAGAAGCGACCTGATTTGAGTTTCAACGGGGTATTAAACCCGAATGTTGTCGGTGTAGAGGAGTCTGAAAATGAATAAATATCTTCATAACTTTTTCGTACTAGTGCTCCATAATAGCATTTATCTAATTGAGGAGAGTCATTTTGAACTTCACATATTGTAATAGAGACGCCAGGAGATGGTTTCCCGGACGCGTTTTTACTTGGATCGGGCTTACTCTTAAAAAAGAGGTCAATAGAAGTAATACTGGTCTCAGATGAATTACTCACAATTTCAGGGTCAGCGTAGAACGTCTGAATCATTGTATAGTTGGTAATCGTTTCATATGCCATTTTTAATATATTTCCTTAAATTTATTTATCTTAATTAAACAAGATCAAGACCAAACCTGTCTTCTAAAGTAATTCTACTACTACCACCGCCTTTAGCAGATACAGTTGTAATTGCTGCAGGGGCAATGTTAATAGGTTGGGGCGGCGTACTAGCTTCGACCTTAGCATATTCCGGGATTTGTATAGTATTTATAGCACTTGATAGGCCATCGGTACTTTCAATTTTAATTGATTTAACTCCACCTTGTTGAAGAACATCTGCTGCCGCTCTTTCAATATCTGTAGTTGGTGTAATAGAAGAGCCGTAATAAAGTTTAAAGTGCACTTCACCTGAAGCATCAGTTTTAATCCCGTCACCTAATAGTCTCCCGTCTTGTTTAATACGGGATGTAATGTCTACGCCATCAAGAGATATTGTATGAATAGTGCTAGCTTTTAAACCAGATGCTTTTAATTCTAGTTGTTGCTCTGCGGCAACATAAGAAGTAGAGGAAGGCGTCGCCGTACTATAATCTGGAATACCTTGTGTGAAATATGCATTATATAATAGATTTAAGGAAGCAATATTATTTATTCCTAATATACCATCATAGCCGAAAGAATATCTAGTAGTATTAGTGAATCCTGTTACAGGGGTAGTGCTATTAATCGTGGAGTCCGCTGGGTAGTACATTTTATATTCAAACGTTCCACTCTTTCCGGAAGCCCCATGATTTTTCCCTTTATAAACACGTATACGGTAGTATATCCCATTGCTTGGATCGTGTGTAAATAGCATTTTGAACTGATCCTCAATAAAGAGTCCAACAGGACCATATCCTTTACGGTTTAGAGTGCCATAATGCTCAATTCTACGCGGACCATTTAGGCTTAGCGCTTTAGTTGTATTATCTGCTAAAGTAATCGCTGCTGCAGTTGAGGAATCAAATACTGAAACCCAGGCGCCGCTCGCAATAGTAGACTGGAAGATTTCCATCGCCATATTATTATCGCGCGAGTTAAGATAAATTTCAACTGGGCCTGTAGTTGTGCTCATAGTATAGAATGAATCTTCGTAAACATAAGGGGCTGAATCACTTCTGCTTGTGTTCTTTTGGGCGGTACGAATCACCGCAGTAATCTGCGTAGGGGTTACATTAGAAGTAATAATAGTATTACCACTCGGCGGGAGCACAATAATAGTCCCGGTGATTGTGTTGGCACCACTACCAGTATTTACAGCTGGGGCGTATGCTATAATAATAGGGCCAATGGCACCACTACCAGTATTTGCAGCTGGGGCGTCTGCTATAATAATAGGGCCATCTGTACTCTTTGTTTGCGCTACTAATGTTGATTCAATATATGGAAGAGCTGTATCATCTGCTTCAGTAATAGCTTTAAGATTGATTTCTTCTGCTCGTGGTGATAAACGACCATCGACAACCGAAGCGTTATAATTAGGATTACTAATATCTGAATATGTGTAATCATTAAACCCGTCTACGAAGAAGCCAAACTTAAAGCGGTCCACAGCATTATTTGCGGAACTAGGTATTACTCTCTTTTGCGTAAGAGCTTCAACTAATGTAAAGGATGTGTAGTATTCGAGATCTGAGATGCGACGCTCTAGCTTTCCAATTTCAATCATTGTATATCCGCGTGGTTGTAAAATCTTACGGGAAGTAGCATCAATATGAGTGGATACTCTATAGTTCTTTAGTCTCTGGGTTGTATACTTTTCATTAGCAATCTGCGTATCTATAAAGCGAATAGAATTTTCAGTCAGTTGATACGGTACTGATGGGTATGGAGGTATTTTTAACAGATTAACCGTTAGCGCATTTTCAGGAGCTGTCGGTGGGGAATCTATCCCGGGAGTACCTGTCATTATATGAAACTGACTATTTTCATCAATAACAACGCGATCAACACGTCCGTTGTAATATTCAATTGTACCTGTAAGGTCAGAATCCGGCGATGGGAACTTCTTATCTACAGCGCTAAACCGAGCACTATTGGTAGGTTCAATTGGGTTAATTGGCGCGTTCAACGCACTCGTATTTGCAGCCGCTGTATTTGAAGACTGCGGGCGGAAGTCGAATTGATCACGTAGATCATAGTATGACCCCTTAAGACCGTACATCTCTGGAATTTCCAGAGTATTAATTGTAGTGGCTGATGCGGCTAAGTTTGCTGAATCATCGATATTATATGTGCCACTTCCGCCTGGACCTTTAAGGCCTTCAGATGAATCCGTAAAGTGATCAAGTTGCACGAGTAGAACATCGGTCGCGGTGATTGCAAGACTAGAATTAGGTTTCGGGTACAGATAGGAGATACCATAGTAATCCTCTGTCTGATTGTGATCAATATAGAAGTGCTGTGTTATATCAAAAACGCTAGCCGTATCTGTCTCAATAAATGTAGTATTAGGGCCGCTGAATACTTTCTTAAGACGAAACACATCTGGGATGCCTAAAGCCCACGGGCCAGTATTTGATGAAGCATTATTCGCTAGATTTAATCTAATAAACTTATCTCTATTAACAGTTTTTGCAACTGGGCCGGTATTTGATGAGCGTACATTATAAGAAACTGCAACAGTAGTAGCGATGTTTATTGTAGCTTCCATTTGAACAAGGAGATTATTTGCGTTCACGTCAACATTCGCTGTACGTGTTGCTCTATCGATTGAGATCGGTACGTTCTGAGGAAAGTATACTACCGCATTAGATGTAGTAAATGCTGTAGTTGGGAGTGTCTTAAGGAATAACACTGTATTATTAGCAACAGTATTTACTTGCACTACTACGTTGGCGGTAGTATTAGCAATTTTAATAAAGTCTCCTGCTTGAATAGTTGATGTAAACGCAGTAGCGGTACCGTTAACTTGTAATGAAGTAATATTTGCCGCTAACGCTCCTGCAACATTAGCAGTAAATTGTGCGTTTGATAGTGGCACAATAATAAGATCTCTTTCTTGAGTAGTAGAAAGAGTTGCGCCAGATGTGTACGGAAACACTTCCCCACCAGTAGTAGATATAATTAATGAGCCATTCGTAGCAAGAGATGCAGTATTACTTACTGTTCTATACACATATGAGAGGTTATTTGCATTTTTAACTGCGTTCTTACCTGCATAATATACTAAAGAAGATAGGTTATTATCTTTGAGAGTAGCAATCCCGCCTTCTAATATTGCGTCCCCTACCCCTTTATTTACACCGTTATAGAAAATAGAGCGAATAAGAGAAAAGTTTTTTGCAGTTGCAAGTCTAATATCAAATAAGTATAATCTATAAACAGCTTCAGGGGTACCCGGGGTACCAGATTCATGAACCATAGAGCGAATACGTGCGGTACCAAGTAACGTACCTAGTCCTGCCGTTGACGGGGTAATTCCCGCGGAGGTAGTTAGATATGTTTTTGCAGTAGGATAAAGATCAACAGTGTCACCTGTCTTAAAGATAAATGTTCCCCCTACTTGATTAATACGAATATAATTACCATAATTAAGAGATACTGTAGCGTTTGTAGCTATGGTTGTATCAGTTCCTTTATTTACTCTTCCTTCATAGTTACGTACTGTTTCAATACGCTTACCATTTACATAAGCAACACCCGGGTCAACTTGAATTTTAAATTGTGTTTGGTCTTCATTAAGAGTAGCCATTGATTTTGTATTAAGAATAAACTGATCAAGCACATAGTTACCTGACTCTTCGAAGGTACGACGAGCCATTTCGTTCCCAAGTACATTATATACTGTCTGACGATTTTGCTTGTACGGTTCACCATTAGAGAATTCTGCAATTGAGAAGAATTCGCTGTTCGCATCTGCTGCAGCTTTTGAAAGTGTTATTAATGTAGGAGTTAGTTTTAAGCGATTTGCGCCGGGAGCTGTTTCGTTCGGCGCACCTGTCGCGTTATCAAGGAGAGCTGTATCTTGATTTGAGTTGATAACTTCTTCTGTAGTGTCGAACCCTACAGCTTTAAGATCGGGGAGACTATTATATTTCTCTACAACGACCAAATGTTCATTTACTCGTGAGAAATATCCCTTTTGGTAAATTACCCCGTCTCCAACTGTCATTGCATATCCTGCACCGATTGGAGTTACAGAACCATTTGCGACTGCAATAGTAGTAAGGAAATTTTGAGATATTAGATTAGCAGCGGTAATTTGTCCTGTTGTCGCTCCTGTTGATGCTATAGTTACAGTAGGTAGAGCATAATATCCTGTACCTTTTTGAGTAACTGCAATTTGATCGACTTCACCTAGAGCTCCTGTTACAAGAGAACCAGCTGCTCCTGAACCAATAATACTAATAATACTAGCTACATCTGATGGGCTGGTGTTAGTAGTCTGAATATTAGTGTTACTCTCAAATCCCCAGAGTGCGGCGTTGGCTACTTTGAGATCTACAGCACGTGGTTTAACTCGTAAGATAACCACTTCTGTGTTAGTAGTAGTATCGACCTCAATAATTTCAGCGTTAGCTACTGAATCAGTTACAAAATCCCCTACATAGAAATTATTGGCAAACGCAGTTCCTCCTGCTGAGTTCTGAATTGCGATAGCGGATGTAAATACTACACTATCCGTATTAGAAAAGCCAGAGGAATCGTTATACGAAGTAACCTTTTCAATAATATTACGTGGATCGTAAACAGTGAGCTGCTGGTTAGCTGAGAATGTTATCTCTTCTGTAAGAACAGACGCTACGTTACTAAAGCCAGAGTTAATATACCTTACAAAGAGGGTATTGAGATCGGGGTTGCGGCTTTCGAACCCGTCCATTACAGTAGTAACAGCAGCTACAAGAGGTGTTACATTGGCTTGGTTGCGTACATTGTACCCGATATATTGAGATACATTTACCGGCGCACCATTTGTTTCCGCGTCTTTAATCTTTACATATGGAAATTTATTGTGAAAGGTAATGTCACACCCATCAATAATTGTACCTCTTTTAAAGATATTATCTCCGAAGCGCTCAACTTGCTTTTGCAGAATTGTCTGCATTTGATTAAGCTCGCGCGTCTGGACAGCCACCCCGGGGCGGAAGAGAATTTTGTAGTAGTCGTTTACATCGTTATAATCGTCGAAGTAAGGAGATACGTTAAAATCAGTTTGTAGTGGCATTAGTTAAATTCTCTCTTTTATATTCTTCTAAATAGAGGGTTCTCAAAATTTTAGTATCAGTTTAATTGTTTCAGTCTGTGTATTCGCGCGCGAAATAGGGCTTAGATTTTCAAGATAAGCGATCTCGCCACTATCCGGAACTAAGTCTCCTGTATATTTAGCCGTAACTACAAACTGCGCAGCAGAATTAGATCCAGTAATTACCCCATCGCTATCTACCGCCGCCTGTGTTTGGAATACATTTTCTACATTCGTTACGTAAAATTCATCAGAAGTGCCGTTCTCAACAAAAGAATGGAACCTTGCAGCTGGTTGGGCGTAAATAATAGCAGAGTCTTGAGTTACTGTTTCGTCTTCAAAGAATGTGCCAGTGGTAAGATTCCCGACAAAACGTGTAAGCTGTGTGAAATATTTATAAGAATCTGCATTACGGCCGTTAACTGTGATACGCTCAGCAGCGGTGACTGCTTGATCAATTTCACTAGTAGTAGAAGATTCACTCCCGGCCATATAGATACTATCCGTTAATCTTTGGGGGTTCAGAGCAGTGACAAAGATTTCACCTGCGGTATTTGCTATCATTGTTCCAATAGATTCCGCTTGCCGAGCAAAAGTAATACGGCACCCTGTATCACTGAATGAGCTATTAGTATTTAACTGTAATGCTGTATTAGACGCAATGGATAGTACGTTTGCATATATGTTAGTGGTTCCATTTGTTACTATAACAGGGTCCCCAATATTTAATGAAGTGCTGAAAAATGTATTTGTACCTGTAACCGTACTGTTTGAAAAAACTTCTACAGTGCCAGTAAGCTGCAATGGGGAATACTGAAAAATTTCTTCTCCGACAGCAAATGCACCAATTGTTTTGGCAGGATCTATTTTGATATTAACATTAGCATATAGTGGATTTTTAATCAAACCAACTGTACGGTAATCATTTTCTGTTGAAAGCGGCCCGTCATTCTCAATGAACTTAACACTAACAGAAGCAAAATTTGCCCCTAGTTCATTATTTGCGTTTGATCCGTGTCCGCCTGGAGATGACATAATAGCGCGTAGTTCAGAATTACTAACTACTCCAACAACAGGATCTGGAATAATAATTGCGTTTGCTTTACGGTACCCGGATCCAGCTTCAAGTATTTCTACCTTTTGAACTGAATTACCAGTAGCGTTTGAGATAATAGCACGGGCTATACAATTTGTTTGCTTTTTTCCGCCTGTATCAAATACATACACGTAAGGATATATCTCGTAAGTATCTGTAGCAGTAATTGCTGCTTCAAACGGATCATTGATTACAATAATCTTTTGCCCGCCTGTGATATAGTAATCCGTGATAATTTTATATTCATCTTTAGCCGCGCCGCTAGTAATTTTTATAATACAATTATTATAAAAGTCATTTGTAGATGCCCCTGCGGATCCAACCCCGTACAAGTAGACACTGCCGCCTACTTTTATGTCACTAGGAGATTCAAACTCACTTACTACATAATTGTTATACCCGACCCCGGCGGCGTCAATAGAAATAACTTCGATAGAACCTGGAGTCGCGCCATCTACTACAAATGTATTTGCCATAACTGGGAGATATTCATTAGTAGCAAACTTCCGCATGATTGTGTCGTTTGCCGTGTACATATATTTCCATAGATAACCGTCTTCCGGGGTCTCAAATGAATTCAAATCAGTCCCGCTTGGCTCTACGGTAGAGTTAGCACCTTTGTTGTTATATAAACATTTATACACATGAGATTGTGAACCAACGTTTACGGTAGTATAAAAGTCTTTTGTAAAGAGCAATGTATCTTGGTCATCATACATCGAATACGCTGTGCCAGAAGCCCAATTATGTCGAGGTGCCATTTGCATTACATCGACAGCTTCTACTTTTTTCCCAAATAACATATCATCATAAATGTTAATAACAGCTTCTTTAACACTATCAACTGGATTTAAAATAACCTGATCAGAGTTTTCTGCATAAGGGGTGTGCTTAGCAGCAAAAACATAATATGCACTATCAGTCCTTACAGAATCTATAAAAGATTCAGCAGTTTCAACATTAAATGTTTTGGTTACAATTTGTTTCGTGCTCATATTAGTTTAAATCTCGTTAACGATTGCAATGAAGTGACCATTTGTAACAGCTCCGGTAAAGGTAGTGTTCGCTGTTATATTTATAGTAGTTATAGACAATGAATGTCCATTTTCTGAGATACTACTTGCTGTAAGAGTGTTAGCTCCACCTCCGCGGGTAGTAGATAAACTCACCCCGGTTGTATTTGATCCTACGATATAATACACTGCTGAGTTAGAAAGCCCAACAATTACTGTATTCCCTATTGCTGTATTGTACTGAACTACATCATTATCAGCAAATGAATGTCGAGGAAGAGTAATAAAATTTGCGATAATAGAAGTATTAGGATTAAAAGTCTTACTTAATATTCTCGGGTTAGTTAATAGCTTTACATCTGTAGCTGTAGCATTAGCAATATAGTAGTTGCTATTGTTAGCTAGTTGTGCTATAGTAGTATTACTGGTCTGTGTGTAATAAGTTACCTTGTCCCCATTATTTAATATACTAGTACTATTATCAAATACAATAGCGTTTGATATAACATCAGTATTAGAGTTGAATCGAAATGTAGTAGCATTGGAGAATAGTGCTTCTGAATCAACAGGGAGAACATCTACGAGTTGTTCGCTTTCCAGTAATACTCCACTAAAGAATCGCGTACCCGCTGTATGCATAACCTTTCTAAACATATCAGCATAACGATCAAGAGGAATACGGGACAGCACCTCATAAGAGTATTCTTGGTAGTAATCTCCATCATGTACTTTAGATAGCGAGCTTAAGAATCCCTTTGATGTCTTATAATACCCGGATCCCGTCCCCATTCCGTACACAAGTCCCTTCGCTTCACCTGAACGTATACCATCTTCAGAGGTAAAGAGCATAACTTCACCATTTGCATACCCGGCACCACTATCAACGATTTCAAGGGAAGTTACGGACCCATTGGCAGTAGCAACGTTAGCTTCGATTAAAGCATTTGTTCCGATTGCCAGAGTATTTTGATCTTCTTCGATGTTTACAATAGTTGCAGAGGAACCTGAGCGAGCGCCGGTAATAGTTGACCCAGCGGTAAATAAATTATCAAATTGAATACGTTTCGTATATAACACCGAAGTGTTCCCAGATTTTAGAATAGTTTTAGCTGTTGCTGTAGTTTCTTCTAGAGTTGATGAGATAGTATTAGTAATTAACCCGGCATCTAGATAACTTTTTAAGTTTGTTGCTGACGCAAATGTTCCAGTCACACTCTTTACTGTTATTGTATTAGCGGAAGGTGTAATACTATCTACTTCGCCAGTTGCTGTTTCCAGTCCAATAGTACCCTGGAATACAACTTCCCCGACTTGAAACCCGGTTTCGTCTGCGACAACAAGAGCATATTTCTGCAACGTCGTCGGGGCCTGTAAAATACGTTCATCTAATTGAAAGGAGCCTGTTGCACCAGTAATATTAATAATATAATCCTTACGATTAAACCCGGCGAGAAAAGGTTGATACGCTAATACATATGGATCAATATTATAATCCGAGCCTTGGTTGATTGAAGTTAGGCTAGCGATAGTTCCAATTTCAAATGAGTCAAAATTCAAACAGGAGAATATAATAGACGCGCTATTCCCAGTAGGGTTCTTTGGAAAATCATACTGCGACGCACTAATATTGAGGCCAAGGTACGGTGTATTAGCAACATTATTTGCGCTCAACAGATCTGTATTTAGGTAAATAATTTCGGTTTCACTAATAGTCCCGACTTTAAAACTAGCACCAGCCCCGGATGATACCGCCACGACGTTTGCAAGTGTCCCTGTAGATGTAGAAAAGAACTGTGGAGAATAGTTATTACTAAAGTTGTTTGCAACTTCATAAACCCCTACATTTAGGCTTTGATTTACTAGATTAGCAGTTGTTGTTTCGGTTCTAATATTAATCGGTAATCCTTGAATAAACACCCCTCTTAAACTATCTACCGAAATAATACCAGCAGTAGTAGAGCCAGTTGATTCAACAATAGTAGCATTACCTACTTCAACACCACCAACTATTTGATATACTTCATCATCCCGATCAAATGTACCATCAATGATACCAGCAATAGAGAAAGAAGCAGTATTTGGTGTACCCATAAATGTAGCTGTTGCAGAAGTATTTGAGATTGAAGCTATATTCGCAGTTACTGCAACATTAGATGTTAGATATATTGTATTACCAGTTCCAAACGACCCGTTATTAGATACAGAAATAACAATAGTGCCATTTGCATCTAATAGAGCCCCGTTTGCGTTAGATATAACTTTACCGAACGCCGTATTAACAGTTGAGTTCCCAATATGAATTTGAGAACCTTCTACTAATAATTGATTGTTTGTTGCATTATCATAAACAGCGGTAGCGAATAATTGGGAAGCAGGTTCGAAGTATTCAAAATACCCAGTTTGTGCGGTTGCATCCGCCAATAGAACCGCGCTCGATCCTAAGGACGCCCCACCGGTAGAGTTGGAAATTGATACGGTTGGAGTCTGAGTAAAGAAGCCGGATCCTCCCTCTGTAACTGTAACTTTTGTAATCGCCCCTGCACCGCTTGTCTCAATAATACCAGTAGCATTACTATATTCAGAGCTTACGGTAATGATGTCTGTATTATTATAACCGGCGCCGGGTGTTGTAATAGTTACCGCTGTTACTGTATTAGAGGTTACGACGTTAGAAAGAGTAAGCACCTTCTCTGATACAATAGATTGTGTTCTCTTTTCTAGTTCTAATGCTGAGAAGGCTGGGTCCCCTGATGTAGTATAACCATACCCTCCGTCAATAAAGATAAAATCTACTACCCCCGTTCTATTAGATACAGTTGCAACACGAGCAATACCATAATCGCCACGGGAGCTATTAAAGTTAACAATATCACCTACGTTAAATAAGGTAGAACTATTAATAATATCTACCGCATTCAAGGAGCCGATTACTGTAGGTGAATCTTGGAAGATAAGATCGCTCTTTAAAATCTCACGGTTAATAAAATCTCCCGAGACGCTAGATACATGGAGAATATGTACGAACCCGTTTTTAATTTTACGCTTGATGTACTTTTCAGCAAACGCGGTTGCTCCTGATGTAACACCAGTAATTTGCTTCCCTACTAGTGTAATAGCTCGATCTACGCTCGAAGAAGATATTTCAATATACTTCGGCTTTACCCATTGCGCATCAGACACCCGGAATATATCATCGCCGGGATAATATACTTCTGTAGTTACCCCATAAATTAGACGAAAGAATAAATCGATTGAACGCTCAGTACCTTTTGAGCGGTAAAGATCAAGTGAGTTCTTAACTAAGAGCTCTTTATTTGTTGCAATATCAAATTCAATATTTTTAAGATATTTTTCTTTGAATCGTAGGATAAAAACATCCACTGTTTTATCAATATCACGAATATCAATAAGCTTACGTGCAAGAAAAATTGTACCGAGTCGCTTAGTAGCCCCCCCTCGTTCGATAAGAGAGCTACCTCCGGAAGAACTAGTAACAGGAATCAATTCAGAACATATGTTAAAACATTTAAAGGTTTCTAAGCCATTAATATGAACTAGCATATCATTAGCAATGAACGATATTATGGTGCAAGTAACATTATCTTGGGTGATCGAATCCCCGATATTGAAGTTTGTGTTATCTTCAAGAGTAATAAGCTGGTGGTTCTGTTCAAGCCATTCATAGTATGCTTGCACAAACAGTATAAAACTCTCTCCATCTTCTTGATAGAAGGATGGAAACATATTTGCAATTAGTGGTGATAATTTTGCTTCAATTTCACGCATTATTAGACCCCTACAGGCTGAATAGTTAAATCGATATCTTCTTCAATAATATTGAGGATTACGTTGTTGATTGTTGTGAAATCTTTGTTTTTTGGCACGGAATATATTTTAATACCGTTTTTTTCGTAGCTATCTACATTTAAATTAGAGATCTGGAGCAAACCTGTCTCATAATCTATTGTACCAATTGGTTCAATTAACTGACTAGTTGATAGGGAGACGATTTGAAGACCCCCGATACCATCATCAGTTAGTTGCGCTTTTTGTGATTTATATACAAACGAACTAGATTGAATTGTATAACCACCAGCAGCATTAGACCGAGTTGTGTCAAGTGGAATATTAAAAGGAACATCGAATGTTGTTCTTATTCCTGGAGTAGGAAGAGCTATTTTAACAACTCTAATACTTGTTTCGTTTGATACAATAGAAACTTGTGACGCATCAATTGTATTAACTACCTTTGAATAACGGAACACTCTATTAAAGTTATTAAGATTCGCTTGAGCGTAGTCAATAATAGCGGAGGAAACGATTGTCTTAATATCATCAACAGTTAGGCGCGTGGTGTTAACGTTATAACGGACCAGTGATTGAAGCTCGATATATGTGTATTCAGGATTAACGAATACAGGATCAATAGAGACAGGGGAACGTGGTTTCAGGAAGTTATAATATTGATCTTTCTTAATATCTGGGAGACCATCAACTTCGTTCAAATCAACTGCTACAAACACCTTCCCAAATTGTGGAGGATTCAAATCTTCGCCGCCATACGCAGATACGGTATTGATCTCAGGAAAGTTTAGCTTTAAAAGGTTTTCATAATCTTCAGTAGTAATAGCTCTTTCTTGGGTTGTAAAATGGCGAGGAGCATTATACTTGATCGAATCCATAGACTCTGCAACAGCACCACTTGTAGCTGAATTATTTACATTAACTACGATATTAGATTCGCCATCGATAGTAGAGTCCGGTGTAAATTGATTGCATCCATTTGGTAGTTCACCATTAGAAATGCGATACTCAATGCTAATAGTTGAATTATCTTTAGGAAGTCGCCCGGTTATTCCATCTCCAAAAACTATTTCATATGAATCATTCTCAGCGCCTTGTATGAAGAATACCTTAGAGGCGCTATCTAGATCAAACAACGAAGTAGCTCTTGAATATAGCTGAACAGTTGCTCCCATATCTTCAAATACAGTTATAGCAAGGCTAGAGATGTCAACGTTCTTGTTAGAGAGAACCATTCTCTGAGGGTTGTTGTAATTATAGGTAAATGTATCTACTAAATAATACCCCTCATAGAGATTGATATTACTCCCGGCGAACATAATAGTATTAGCGCCGATTGTAAAGTCTGTGATTACAATGTTCTCACCAGTAGAGAAGGTATAATTTTTTGTAGCAAACTTCGAAGTGAAAGTAGTACCTTTAGGAATAACAATAGAACGCTTTGCAGTATCGTTTGATGTAATTGAAATACTAACATTTGCTTCAGCAGACTTAAATGAGCGAGGTGTATAGTTTAATTCTTTAGCATGAGATACTACAGAATCCCGCATCTGAGCAGTATCGAGAAACATTTCTTTCCCAATCATATTCAGATAGAATGCATTGTGATATGTGTTGTACGAAAGCACGTCTAGCAACACGCTCATATTCGAACCGTCGAAATCGTAATCGTTGAATCTATCCTGTGACTTCAGATACGATTTTAGCGTATTTTTATGTGTGTCGAAATCCAAATTCGATAAGATTATAGAACTGTTACTTGGCAAAAGATTATTCCTTATAAATAGGTGCGATTCGCGGGTGTGGCTACCCCAATCACGCTAATACTTATGAGGAGTACCAGATGATCTATTTATACATCAAAAAACATCAAAAAACAAACTTACTTTATTTCGGCAAGACAATTCGTGATCCGTATAAGTATGCGGGTTCAGGAAAGTACTGGCTCAGTCATATTGCTAAACACGGTCGTAAACACGTTGAAACTATCGCGGTTTATGAATTTCAAGATATAGAAGAGTGTTCAAATTTCGCAATTAAATTCTCAAGAGATAATAATATTGTAAAATCACAAGTTTGGGCTAATCTCACAGAAGAGAATGGAAGAGACGGTGGTATTACCGGACCTGCACCATGAAATAAAGGTCTAAAACTTAGTAAAGAACATAGAGAAAAATTATCAGAGTCTCATAAAGGTAATACTTCCGGTAACAAAGGTAAAGTACATTCAGCCGAAACTCGTGCTAAGATGTCAGCCGCTCGAAAAAAACAAATAAGGCCGCCTTGCAGTGATGAAACACGTTTAAAAATTTCTAAAGCAAATAAAGGAAGAGTATTTACAGAAGAACATCGTGCAAAACTATCTGCTGCAGCTAAGAAAGGAAAATTATCGTACTCTTGTTAACGTGACATTAAAGCTTGTAGGGTCTTGTTTATTTATAACGAGGATAGTCACGCTAACAATATACAAATTTTCTTCATATCTAGGAATAACTGAAATTTCCAACACTTTAGCTCGTGGTTCATGGGCTTCAATTGTTTCCCGGGTTAGAGTTGATATTTCATTAGCAACTGCTTCGCCCATCGGCTCAAATAGCATTTTGTTGATGCTAGATCCAATTCTGGGTTGATATAATCTTTCTTTCCGATTCGTATTTAATAGATTCTTAATGGCACGAATAACCGCCTGCTCGTTTACAAAACGAACGACATCACCCGACACTGGATGTTTATTTAAATCGGTAAGAAAGTCAGAATATACTTGATTTTTCTTACTTGTTGATGTAAAGCGATCTGCTCTAGCCATTAATTATATCCTTATGCGGGAAGCGGAGCTTCACTATGTGTTACTACTTGAATTTCAATCGCGGCGAGTGAAGCATCTACTGTTTGAGTAAACGATTCGGCTGATGTGGTATCAATAGGTGGGATACTATTTCCAGGGTCTATAAGTGTTAGTATGCTTGTTTGCCCGGCCCCTATCTTATTAAGACTTTCAGCAATCTCGGCGGTAATTGCTCTTTCTAATTTTTCTAGTACTAATCCCTCTAAACCGATTGCGCAACTACGAATCGAATCTTGTGCCTGTTTAATTGCGCTAACTACATTCGCAATAGCGGCCGCAAGCCCTATTAGTTTTTTTGTATACTTAATCTGAGCTTTAAGTTGCGGGGTTGCTGTCGCGGTAATAAGTTTACTTATCCAGGCAACAATAGAGGTTGGTGTAGGACTTGGCGGTGATGCAATAGGTAGGAAAGATGAGAGGGCAAGCTGTTCTTCTATAGTATCACTTAATAAGTCCCGGAGTGCATCAAGATGCTCATCAATAATTAAACTTAGAACTTCACAGTCTGTATTGTAGCGAATTTGATCTGCTAGTTCATTAATGTGCCTTGTATTTACATCTAACTGTTTTGCTGAAATTCCCATAATAATTATCCTTTATGATATATTAACGACAATGCCGTTTAATACTTCTACTACTTTACCTGTCGGTGAAGTAAATGTGCCCGATACACCTACACTAGATGAAATAGCACCTTTAACTGTTAAGCTGCCATGAGTAATAGTAACACCTCCTGGCGCTGCCATTTTTATCCCTTTTTTTGCTGCAATCGATACGTTACCGTCAGACATTACATCAATATCTCCTTTTGCATATACCGTTTTAATCCCTCCTACAATATCAAAACTATACTTAATAGTTCTAATTGTCATATTACCTTAATTATTTATTTCCACGTAGGCTCCAGATTTATGATAAATGTGAATACGTTCATTCTCAGGAGAATCATCTAATTCTATTACGTGTCCGGATTTAGTCTGAATAACCCTATTAAATGGATACTCGGCAGCGAAAGGAGAGGCTGGCTCTGGCCCGATTCTTTCTTTTGTTAGCGTTTGCTTTCCGCGAGCGAGATACGATATTGAGTGCTTATCATCACTCATCTCTGGGATAGTAGGAAAAGAACCTAGTACCATCATAATCTGTTTCTCTTGTGAATCTAAAAAGAAACCTACAATATTAGAACCGACGGCTAGGCCAGGGGTATCGCCTATTCCCTGAAAGCTTTCACTCGTATTAGGCATGAGCATATGGGCCCATTCAATATCTTTTGTGTCGATCCCTTCATCATACTCATCCAGTACGCGAACCTTAACACGGCCGAGCATTAATGGATCCTTAATATCTTCAACGATACCTAGGAACCAACGGAAACCTTCTTCACCTAAACTTGCAGTTGTCATATTATGTCTCCGTCAGCCCGCCCTTGATTAGCTCAAGAGATATGGAATGTTGAGGTCTGTCAGTATTTAAAATCATATGTCTCACTTTAGTTACGAGATAATTACCAGAATCGAGCCTAGCCTCTCCGGTAGAGTTTTCAAAAGAAGTCGCTGCTGGGAAATGACATTTAATTACATCCCCTATTTGGATTGCAGAATCGCCATAGATATGAATCTGCACAATATTCTGAGACATCGCGATAGCGTATGCTTGAAGCTTACTCAGTTTTTCTGGAAGATTGTTTGAAGGTTTATCTGAACGTATCGCGATAAATTTATCTGATGCAGTAGTCTTTCCGTGCTTTTGGTTAAACCCTGTCGAATTCATCGATGCTGAGTTATTATCAGCGAACTTAAATTTATCGGCGCCGATATTATTAGTATATGTCGTCTTTGTTAAACTACCCGTTATGAGATCAAAAGCAGATACCACGTTAGTTAAGCCACCGTTTTGAACTTTAGATATTGTATCGGTAAACGTAATTTGATTATATGCTAGAATATTTCTAATGTTAACACTTTTAAAGCTGTCTTTACGAATCGTATCAAAGAAAAACTCTTTATCTGACGCCCCTGCTGCGAATTGTTTTTGACCCTCATTCATCAGTTTTTCAAGTGTCGTAAAAACAAAACCACTACGGTTCTCAAAGAATACAAACGAACTAGATTCATATTCTGTGGAAATAGCACGGCGACGGAGGAAATCAATTGCTTTAAATGGTTCCATCTTCGTCACATTGATTTTTTCAATACCTGACGTCTTATCGATAGAGACAGGTTTTTGTGTTGTAAGATCTTCAGCTACAATCTCCCCTACAATATCACTAATATTACGTTCATAAGAATTGTAAATATATAGGTTAGTATTTCTCATAAGCTCAGCGCTTACAAGTTGAAGAGTGTAGGTTACCATTTTATTATTTTCAGTAACTACTTTATCTTTTACTTGATTAACACGAAAAAGATACTTTGCTGGCTCTCCCTCTGTCTTCGGGGTTCTAAAGGATATTGATACATACTCTTCTCCAATAATAGGAAAATCCTGCATCAAGCCAATGCTATCAGCAATACTCATCTCAGCAAAAATAACAGGGGAAGTAACGTCCTCGAAGATATCAATACTTTTACACTGTGACATTAAATCGTATTGGCGTTGTTGATCTTCACTAAGAAGCGTAATCCCTAGAATTTCAATATCTCCAGGCATAATATCATCTGTAGGGCCACGCACCACACTACTAATAGCACTGTTAATTGCCCCTAGAAGTTCTTTTTCTATACCAGAAAGGATATCATTGACTATACTCATTATCTAGTGCTCATTAACCTCTTAAGTTCACTCTCAGTTTGACCTCTAAGGTTTGCCGTAATCAGTTGGACGTCTTTCTTTTGTTCATTCTTCTCTTGCTCATATTCAAAATATGACACAGGTGTCCAAAATGCTGCGTCGGTAGATGCAATAGTTTCAACGATTGTTGCAATCTCAACTATCTCTGCCGTATATCCGGATGCTTGCCCGGTAAGAACTTCTGTGTTTGCGAACGCTCCAATAACATGTTGACATGCTACAACTGTTGAGTTGCTGGATGTAACTGTTGCGTAGTTATAAGCATCAACTCTAATCTCTTCTCCAATTGTAAAATTTCCTGTAGAGTTAGTTAGAGTAATGTTTTGAATCTTATTAGTGTTTACAATATCATCTTCACGTTTTCTTTTATATGTATTGACTGTAAAATCAGAGAACACAACCGGGTTATAGTAGCGCTTATGTGCAGCTGGAAGAGCATTAAACTCAGCCGGAGTAATACTTTCTTCGCTATTGTACCAATTAGTCCGGAAGAATTTGATTCTTCGAATAGCGCTTGTTACACTTCCATATCTACTTACAATATGGTTGTTGAAATCATCATCAGATAGTGTAAGATCATAATACGGATCGACTACTTCATTAGCGTACCAAACAAGCCAAGAGTAGCCAGGGCTATCGTAGTAATCATTTGAAAGAATATCAACACGATCTAAACCGTTCATAGTGTATGGATAGAATGCTAGTTTATTATTCTTAGTCTTATCAGAAAGCTTAGCGCGGGCCATCAGATTTTTTGCAGTGAAGCCGTTGTATGATATGGTTGGGATCTTGTTAAAATAGTTCATTACCCCACCTCACCTTTAATTGCTGCTGCTGCTTCTCCTTCTCCTTCTTTACTGGGAAATAATGTAGAACCAAGAGCAACTGCTCCGTCAATTCCAAGTTCTGCAGCGGCAGCGGCCACAGGCCCGAAGGTTTGCTCGAAAACACCTTTAAAGACATCCACGGTATTTTTACCTCCTCCATTCCGACTTTCATCCCAATCATTAGCTAGCATATATTCAATTTCTTTAAAATTAATATTTAACGTTATTGCAGCTGGGAGGTGAGAACCACTGTGAAAAGATGGCATACCACTTGGGGCATAATTTGCTGTGATATTTGTTATTATCATTTTTTTAAATTTAATAATACTATTAGGTCCCCATCCCCAATTAGTTTTTCCGTCTTTATCCCAAGGAAAAAAGTTAACTTGGCACATATCTGGATACCCGAGGACCCCTACTTCACCGTTTACAACATTACTCGGGAGTGATGCAGCTTTTAATATTTGAATAATCTCCTGGAGATTATCACTTTCTTGCGACGACACCGGATAAAAAGTCCAACTGGGGGTAAATTCTCTTAGGACTGGACCTTGAAGCATTACAGATGGATTTGGGTTTGGGGCTTGCCCTGTAGCTTGCTGGAGCGCAGATGTAATTTGATCAGCTTGTAATAAATTTCCTGTGATTGTCTCTGTGGTTTGTCCACCAAGTCCTGAAAGTTTTTGGATACCCGCGCTCGTTACATCACCACCGTATCTTAATACGGCGGCTCCAATTCCACTAACTACCTGGCCATTCATTATATCCCCGACGGTTTCTAAATTTTGATCATTCCAAGATGTCGAAGTTTGTTCTCTCAATTCTGCTGGCAATGGAAGCAAAATTGTTTTTGTACTTTCAAACGCAGTACTCCCAGAAAAAGGTTTAGGTCTTTTATACACCCCGAGCCGAATTGACATGTAGTATTTACTAAGTTTACCAGAGCTCGCAGCCATATTAAATCACCGACAGTATTTCATGAGTATCGCGTTTTCTATTTTTCGCAATCTTCGTGGAAGGATTAATTGTTTGGAGATACATATCTACATCACCTAAACTAGCGGCTCGAAGTTGAGATAAGTTTGCGCCGCCGGTACGATCAATGGCGCGACCGGCAATAGCAAAATACTCATCAGCAGCCCCGGAAATGATATTATCTGTTCTTGACGAAGCAAACGCAGATACACTATCATAGGATGTTCCGATATTGAATAATGTTTCTGCTGTAGAGGAAGTAATAAGTGTAGTTCCTCCCGGTAGTCCGGCAACAACATCGCGTACAACGTTATTTACCATTCTCTGTACCGCGGATTTTGCAGTGCTTTTAATGTAATTACCAGCGTTAAATGCCATTAGGCTCTCCTGAATCTATATAAATATATTTATACCACATGCGTCTAGTACATTATTTATAAGAAAAATTAAAATTTATGGCATATAAAGGGAAGTTCTCACCACGTAACCCGGGGAAATATAAAGGCGATTCGTCTAATATAGTGTACCGCTCGCGCTGGGAACTCGTATGTATGCAGAAGTTTGATACACATCCCAGTATCATAGCCTGGAACAGCGAAGAGGTTGTAATAAAATATCGCTCTCCTCTAGATGGAAAAATTCATAGGTACTTCCCTGATTTTTGGATTAGAAAGAAAGATATTCAAGGGCAGATTAGTGAAGTGTTGATTGAGGTAAAGCCATATAATCAAACTAAAGCGCCTGCAGCGAAGACCGGAAAACCTAATAAACGTTATCTAAACGAGGTGGCTCAATGGGGGATCAATTCGTCTAAGTGGGAACAAGCAGTGAAATATTGTCGCGATCGTAACTGGCAGTTTCAAATTATTACCGAGAAGGAACTCGGTCTTACTTTTTAACCCCGTATAAATAGATACTAAGTAACACGAGAAAGATTAAGATGGCAGGTGTATTTGATACCATAATAACGCAAGGCGTCCGTTCAGGGCAGATACCCGCGCGTGCAACACAAGCACGTCAATGGTATCGTGAAAAAGCTAAAGGTTACGGGCGTATTAGTGAACGTGCTATGCTCCGTGATGACCCAGATAGATTGACGTCTACTATTAAACCTGGAGATATGTACATGTTTATGTATGATCCAAAGTATAAAGAGACTCTTCCGTTCTACGATAGATTCCCGCTTATTTTTCCTTTTAAGGTTGAGTCAGATAGATTCTGGGGAATCAATCTCCATTACTTACCACTCCCTTATCGTGCCATACTGATGGATGGGTTATATGATTTAGTTAACAATAAAAAGTATGATGAGTCTACCAGATTAAGCCTCAGTTACAAAGCTTTAAGTCAGGCAGCAAAGTTTAGATATTTTGAACCATGTGTCAAGCAGTATTTGTTTAGCCATTTACAATCTAAGTTCATTTACGTGTATCCATCCGAATGGGACATCTCATTATTTCTCCCAACTGAAAGATTCTCGAAGCAAAGTAAAACGCAAGTGTTTGCAAACTCAAAGAAAATGATAGGTGCTCGTTAATGTTTAGTATCTCCCAATTTAATGCTGAAATAACTTCACGTGGTGTTATGAAAAATAACCGTTTTGAGATTGAGTTTAAAGTTCCTAAAAGCATAACTGACTACACATCTACATATAGCACTATGAGAGAGTTATCATTGCGATGTGAGGCGGCTAAGCTTCCAGGCCATGCTATTCACAGCGATCAATACAATATTTTAGGAGTTGGTCCAATTAAAGAGCAGCCAATAAGAAACGCGTATGATGATTTTTCACTTACCTTTACTATGGATGCCAAGGGGTTGATTCATAGATTCTTTTATGACTGGGTTAATTCTATTATATCCGGGCGCTCTAAAGGGTTTCAAAGTCTAAAAACAGTAACAAATGGAGCACAGCCCTTTGAAGTAAGTTATCATAGCGATTATGCTGTTGATATTAGTGTAACAATGTATACAGAAGATAATCAAAAAATCTTAAAATCAACTGCTTATGGTGCCTTCCCTAAACACTTTGAAGGGGTTGATTTAAGCATGTCTTCCACCGAACATGTGCGTTTTCAAGTGCCATTCTCTTTTGTAGATGCTACTATAAAATATTATAATCCTTCTACTGCCCCTATCTCAAAACCAATTTATATTAAATAAATGAAAGTGAAATAATTATGAAACTACCAGTAATAGATAAACCGCTATTTGATCTTGAAGTACCTTCCATGAAGAAGACAGTTCTTTCTCGGCCATTTGTTGTTAGGGAAGAAAAGATTCTTCTTACTGCCCAACAATCCGGGGTAGATAAAGACATAGTGCGGGCTATTAAACAAGTACTAGCAAATTGTATTCAAGAGGAAGATTTTGACGTAGATAATCTAGCTACGTACGACCTTGAGTTTATGTTCTTAAAATTACGCGCAAGATCAGTTAACAATATCATTGAAGTATCTTATCGTGATAATGAAGATGATAAAGTTTATGATTTTGAAATTGATTTAGATAAAGTAGAAATGCTCCAGGGTGGGAATGCAGCTGCTAATAATATCAAAATTACTGACACTGTTGGTATTATTATGAAACAACCTACTGTGACTATTTTAGACAATGCCCCTGAAGAGCCTTCAACTGCTGAATTGGTAGATTATCTAGTACTAGCTTGCGTAGATAGTATTTACGACGAAGATTCTGTATACCCGTCTTCAGATGTTACTAAAGAAGAGCTTCTTGAATTCTTAGACTCATTAGATGTTGATACATTTAATAAAATTCGAGAATTTTTTGATTCACTACCTCAAATGTATCATAAAATCACATATACGAACTCATTAGGAAATGTACGAGAAATCGAACTAACAACGTTAAGCGATTTTTTTACTTGGGGCTAAGTCACAATACACTGACTAATTACTACACCACAGTTTTTGCAATGGCTCAACATCACAAATGGGCAATAACGGAAATAGAAGACCTTATGCCATATGAACGTGATGTATACGTGGAACTATTAATGGCTTTTCTTGAAAAAGAAAAAGAAGAGCTTCAAAAAGGATAACACGCGTTGGGACTAGGTAAACTCATTAAGACACAAGTCAAGGCACGCGGTCGTTTAGGCATGCGGCGTGTACGTCAACGTGGACGCGAAATAGCAGCTGATGCTCGTGGGTTTGTTCCTAATACAAAATCTAACGTAAAAGATATGTTTCGCCACCGTGGCTTGAGATCAATTGGTAAAAAATTAGGGATTTACGGACAAAGTTCAAATAGCGGGGAAAAAGATTATACTATTCCGCCAATGGATACTCCTCAACGTATACCCTCAAAATCAAACCCACAACTAGCCTCTATTGAAGAACAGTTTGAAGCATTAGGTAAATGGTCTGAAAAGATTGCTGTTGGATTAAAGGGGCAACAAGAAAATCTAATTAAACAGGTCAGGTCAAAAGAAAGAAATTCAGGAGAAAGCTTAGAATCTCCCGGCTCTTTTGAAAACATGGCGGCTAACGATAATGCTTTAGCGCCACTTGGGAGTACCTTCGACGATTTAATTAAAAAGATTAATAAACTTATAAAGATTATAGACAAATCTGGCGGTGGGGGTATATTAGATACCGTGCTTGATGGCGCAGGTATGTTAGGCCGCGGAGGTATTCGCGCAGCTGGGCGCGGGGTTAAGGCTGTCGGTAGAGCTTCTGTAACAGGACTAAAAGCTGCTGGGAGAGGTATTTCATCTGTCGGCCGTTTAGCTGGTCGCGGCGCTGCTGCACTCGCGCCTGCCGCTGTCGCTGCGTTGACTAAACCTGGGTTAGTAACTAAAGGTATTACTGGTATTGCGAGTTTAGTAAGATCAGGATCGGGCAAGCTCGCTGGGATGTTTGGAAAGAGCGTTACAAAAGCCGGCGCTGCTGCTTCTAAGGTAGTTAGTCCTTCAGTAATTAGAAAAATGGCGGCGCCTATTATTGGAAAAGCGCTTGGAAAGACTGCTCTTAAATCTATTCCTATCATTGGCGCGGTAGCAGGTTTAGGTTTTGCTGTAGGTAGGTTATTGGAGGGTGATGTTGTTGGAGCGGGGTTAGACGCGGCTTCCGGGTTAGCTGGGCCATTTACTGCAATCCCTGCACTGATTGCAACTGTGGCACGGGATGTATACCAGGGCGCTTTCGGTGTTCAGCCAGAATCAGACCCACAGGTAGGGGAGCGTATGTCTATGGTAACAGGCGCTGTCAAAGATATGGTATCTAATACATTAAAAGATAGCGCTGAAGCTAAGCCAAAAGTAACAAAACCATACGAGCCGAATCTACCTGCGGTCAAGACTCCCCCTGCTACTCAAGGATCACAATCAAAAGAACCTAAAGTCCCTCAAGCTCAAAACCTTCCCCCAGTAACCGATGCAATGCGTCCGGCTAATGATAATGGAGGTGGTGGAAAGGGAGCGTTCGCCTTAGCTGCTGGCGAGACTGCACAAATTCCAAGGCCAGGTGGCGCTGGAACGGGAGCGTTCGCCTTAGCTGCTGGTGAGACTGCACAAATTCCTAAACCAGATGGAAGCCCTGCTTCAACTTCTTCTCATATCCCTGCACCTGCACAAAGTGAGAAGGTCTTACAACCTGTTAAAGCTAGTGCTAGTGCTAATACCGGTCAAGACCTTCAAAAAGCTTCGATGGAGAATGATTCTTTAGCTAATCCTCCGCAACCTTCTGTTATGACACCTACATCTCAAGCTGGATTAACTCCCGCGAGGTCGAATACCACAAGGGATTTTGCAACAGGCATTGGTAACGTTCCTGACCCTAACTATAGGAATATGGGAACAATAGCAACCCAGCTTTACTTTGGAGCTAGAGTATGACTTTAGACTTTTTAGAAGATATGGATCAAAACACGCTCTTAAGTGTAATTAAGAGAGCTAGTGTTCAACTATCTAGTATAAGCAATGATAAAATTGAAGTAATTCATAAGCAAAATGTTTTTGATATGTCAAAAAGCCTTACTAAGGTTCAAAACAATTTTAGTAAGATGTTCACGTTTAATAGAAATATCTCAAAGATAAATCAAGAAGTGTCAGAAGTTGATCTCCGTGCTAGTAAGATAGCCGGGAAGAGCCCTACGCCTATTGATTCAGGGGGCGCTATTGATACTAGTCTTCCGGATTTAGGAGGAGCTATTGACGAGTTAACAGATTCCTTAAAGAAAGCAGATCTATCTGGCGGCGGAGGCGGGATCGGCGGTGGAAGACGTGGGCGACGTGGAAGTGTGTTGGGTACGGTTGCTAAAGTCGCTGGTTCAGCAGCACTCGCGTATGGCGCATATAAAGTTACTACTTCTATGCTGGGAGCTGGTAAGTCTGAAACACCGAAGTCACCGATACCTACTGCTACACCTGCTTCACGTAATGCATCAGCTTCAGCGGCGCTTCCTAAAAAAGCAGTATCAGCTCTTGATACGACAGTAGAACAAAAAGAACCAGTCGTAAACGATAAAGGTTTTGGATCTCAATTTGCGACTTATATTGGGGATACGTTTAGAAATATTACATCATGGGTATCTTCAATACCTGAAAAATTAGCTAATTTAGGTAATGCTGCATGGGACGGCGTTAAAGACATTGCAAATAGCGTAAGTACATTTACCGAAAACCTTGGGTCTAGCGCAGCTCCGGAAGGACAGCGCGGGGAGTACATGCTTACCGCATATAATGCATTTCGAGCTCAAGGTCTTACTGAAGAAGGGGCTGCTACTATGGTAGCTCAAATTAATAGAGAGAATAATTTTAAACCGGAACATTTATTTGGTACACATATCGATGCAGCAAATAATAAAGTAAATGCTGGTATGTTGTCCTGGCAGGGTAGTAGAGGTAAAGATCTATTACAATATATGAAGGGCCGAGATCAGTTAGATGCTGCAGGTAAAATTAAACCAGGTGCTGCTAGTATCACCGCTATGTCTAACTTTGCAGTTAATGAAATGAAGACAAAGAAAGAATATAATAAAAGTTATAAGGCAGTAACGAGTGGTGGGTCTTATAAGGAAATAGAATCCATCGTAGGTGATAATTATATTAGATGGAGACGTACTGATCCAAAATATAGCGCGGGGGGATATAGAAATCAAAATAAAGGCTACCAAGAAATTACAGCTTTAGTAGCAAACGAACGGTCCCCGAATGCAGCTCGGAGGGGTCGACAGGTTGGGGAAGCAGTTAGCTCTGTAGGTAATTATATTACTAATGCATTTGGTAAAATGAAAGATCTCGTAGGAAGTACATTTACATTAGGCGGGGGTATTACCGGTAACCAAAAAAATCTAATGAATTGGCATCCTAAGTTTGAATCCGCCGTCGCAGGAGCCATTTCAGAGTATCATTCACGCACAGGTAGAAGACCAGTTATGACTTCAGGGTTTAGATATCCTGGTGATCAAGCTAAGATAACTGGAAAGGGGGGAATGAAAGCTAAGGTTGGTAAATCTCGCCACGAAAAAGGTCAAGCGGTTGATTTTAATGGCGCAGATGTTGATCGTATGAGGGCTATGGGTATCTTAGATAAATACGGGCTCGAGCAACCATACCCTAGGGATAATGTCCACATCCAATTAAAGGGAGGACCTCTTGCTGCTGCCAGAATTGATCCGATTTTTGCTGACGGTGAAGATTCACTTAAGTCTGAGCCAAGACTAGCGGCAGATTCTAAACCAATCCCTACCCCACGCCAAGCAGCATTTACAGCTACATCGCAAGCTAGTGTTTATACACGCAAACTTAACAAAAACGGCCGCGCTGGTGTTGGAGGAGGTTCCACAAAATCCCCACCTCAAGTTGTAGTAGCAAATGGCGGTGGAAAGCCTAATAAACCTGCATCTAATGGATCCCCTACTAATTGGTTCTTAGCGTATTTCGGTGTTGGGACATAAAAAAGGCGACCCGAAAGCCGCCTTTTCTTATTCTTTGTAGGATTGATTAATCTTCTTCTACTAGTCCCTTAAAGAAACTAATATCCTCATCTTCATCATCCATATCAGCACTGGCTGCTTGCGCAACAGGTTGTTTAGCTTCCGTCGCCTTAAACTGTGGTTCAGGTGTAGAGAAGCTTTCCTTTGCCGGCCCGGAAGGAGCTAGAGTAGTACCTAAAGCACGCTCAAGACGAGCTTTCAGGTCGTCATAAGACTTGAAGTGCTTTGGATCTACTAACTCTTTCAATGAGTGAGTGCTTTTCCAAATTGCTTCTAATTCTGCATCATCGCCAGAGAGCGGCCCTGCAGCATCGAACCCAGCTTTATCGTAGTTAGCATAACCGTCTACTCTACGAATCGAAAGCTTGAAGTTAGCACCTTCCCAAAGATCGAATGGGTTGATTGGCTGAACTTCTTCGTATTCCGAAGCAGTAGGGTTCATCGCGTCATTGAGCTTATCCCAAATCTTCTTACCATAACGGAAAAGCTTTACTGTACCTTCATTCTGAGGGTTAGCAGGATCTTTTACGATATAAACGTTTGAGTAATAGTTCAATTGGCGCTTTTGCTTGCGCACAATATCCTTATCCGATTCAATCCCAGAATTCCATAGCTTGGTGTTTAGTTCACCAATAGGATCCTGTTGACCAATCGTAGTAAGTGAATTCTCAATATACCAACCACCGGTTCCTTGAAACCCATGAGTAAACATGCGTACGAAAGGAATATCTTCCCCACCTGGAGCAGGAAGGAAACGGATAATAGCATAACCATTACCGGCTTTGTCTGTTTGACAAGTCCAGAGGCGGTCATCTTTACTAGCATAAGCGGGAGTGTTGAGCTTCGTAAGCTCTTTATTCAACTTGTCCATATGACCCGAGGAATTGCGTTTTAGTTCATTAAATGAGAATTCTGACATATCTATGTCTCCTATATTTTACTTGTTATGTGTTATGTGTTATGTATTTTACGTATATGCCTTATCAGGCACTTTATTTAGCTGTTGTTTCAGCTATCAATGACCGAATAAATAACTTTATTCTTGGTTTGTCATAGTGTATAAATGGGCAGTATTTAAGAGCTCTATTACGTATAGAAGGCCAAATAACTGGATCCATTATCTTTTTATCCCAAATCGGGAAAAAATTCAGTTGTTCATTTAGTATAGTGAACGTTTCAAACGAGATAGTATTTCGTTTGACAAGAGAGAGAAGCTCTGGATGTTGTCCGTCGCGGCATTTGAAGACTTCGACAAAACGATCTTCAATGATTTTAATGTCTGCTTTAAACCTGTATGTGATAGACTGTTGTCGATGAAGCCATTCTGTATAAATGTCTTCTGAACCTTCGGAGAACAAGTCACCAGCCCACTTGATATCTGATCCGGAAGAGTAAAGGGATACGAGGTATCCCATAGGATCTTTGTGTTTCGCGAGTTTTGCGAAATGCCATTTATCACGTCTTTGCTCGAATGTTTGGATTTTTGCATTAGATTTTCCATTATATTTTATATAGTCGTATCCTGAAGTAGTAAAGTGCATCTTAATACCTAAGAACATTTTATACGCTTCAAATTGATTCATACCGGTAGCTTTGCAGTCCGAGGTAGTATATTTAAATCTTCACCCTCGGACTGCACTACTGATTTAATCCTGAAGTTACTCTTTACTAATGAAGCAGCGACCTCAATCTCAATATCATTTTTCTCACAGTAATAAACAACCGCGTCGATATAGGACAAATTATTATCTGCTACTATATTCTCTAAATCTCTGTAAAACTTATCAGAGTCTAGCATTTTTGCGAGTTTTATTACACTCATGTTTTTAACCTTTATAAAAAATATGCGACCCAATTCTTCGCGTTACTGTAAAAATTCGAGCCCAGCTGGGAAATACGCCTCTTGCATGAAAAAACTTAGCACCCCCCGTGTTATCTGGAATATTATTAATATATACATTTTCTGCGATCACTGTAACTTTATTGTAAGTTGCCTTATCAATGATCCTTCTATTAGGACTACATACCCAAGAAAATTGACATACTCTTGATGTTCTCTGCTTGACCACGCCGCATGCAGTTCTAGGCCATCTACGGTCTTCCACACGATTCATTACGACGTTTGTTACAGCTATTTGACCTGCTCTGCTCTCACCGCGGGCTTCAAAGTAAGCATTTTCCGCGAGGCATTTTATTTGTTGTTCATCGTGTGAGTTAATTCTCACAGGAACGTGCTGTACTTTGACAACTGGGGTAGGTGTGACTTTAGATTTGGGTACAGCAGATACAGTAGTCATTAAGATTATTGCAATCAAAAAACCTAATACTATACCGCCAAACCATTTTGCTTTTAGTGTATGACTCATTGTTTATTATCTTTAATATAACGGCATTATCCATTAAATGCAACTACTTATTTACTATTAGTTGTAATTAATCGAATAGATAACAATTGTTTTTGTTTGTTATACTATAGTCTATCTATCGCGCCCCTCTTACAGTAGAGTGCGTAATGCGGCTATTGTTAATATATCGTAAGAACTAAAAAATAGTGCCTGATAAATGACAAAACCATTAGCAGGCGCTATTTGTTTTACTTATAATAGTTAAATTAGCGACAGTCGTAAGTAGAATAGATTCTTCCGTACCTATCGATGTGTCTCATTTCATAACAACGACGCTCTGGTTGTACGTCGTAGTAGTAATAATATTGATCATTATACTCAGAGCGTGTGTTTCTACTAAGGACTGAGCCGATCACCGCACCAGCAATCGCGCCGAAAATCAGACCATTTTGATTTCTATTATTACGGTAGTTGCGATGGTGATTACGCCGATCTCTGTTTGCTTCTCTAGCATAATTCCTATCATGCTTATATTGAGATTGTTCTGCATATCCTCGATCGTTGCGATCTCTTGCAAAAGCGGGGCTAGCAGTTATTAGTCCGGCTAATACGATAGTACTTAAAAGTCTTTTCATAATACTTCCTTTCTAATTGTACTTAGCTTATACAGTGTCTACGTTTTTAGCTTCAGCAGTGCGAAGTGTAGTAGTATCTATCGCCGCGCCTGTTTTAGCATACGCAGTAGTTTGTGAAGCATAGTTACGCATATTATTATTGAAACGTGACTTATCTCCTACGTTAATGATCTTATGGAGATCGATTCCCATAGAAGTAGCAAGGGTGTCAGCGTTAAATTCTGCGCCAAGGAATACTACTTCCCAGCCCATATTTTTACAATTTTCGATCTTTGCTTTAATAGCTGGTAGATTATATTCCTGGCTGGCGTTTTCTTTCCCATCGGTCATAATAAGAATAACCTTGCGATCATTTTTACCTGTAGAAGCCGCATCAATGATGTTAGCAGTCGCATCATAAAGCGGGGTACCACCTCGAGGAGATGCCTCATTAATTTCAATAGGTGTGTAATCTTTGAATTTTACTTTATCACGGAGAGTCAATAGGTCAAGGACCCGCTGCGATAGCTGTAATGTATTATTCTTAACGAAATTACCACCGCCGTTATCAAATGCTGTCACAGTAATGTCGCCCTTAGCACCATCTTCAATGAGCCCTGCGACATATGTATTGATTGCTCCAATGGCATTTTCCCAACGCGAACCACTCATAGATCCCGAACGGTCTAGAACTACATGCGCTGATACTTTTTTAGATTTAGTCATATTTTTTACTTTATAAACAAGAAGAGGGGGCCCTTAGTGAGCCCCCTCTTTATTAGATGCTGTAACGGTCTATCATTACAGTAGAGCGCATGATTCCCTCAGGAGACATGGCTTCGAAATTCGCTTCAAGAACAGACTTCATAATAGCTGGTGAGAAACCAGATACAAGCGCGGTACCCTTTTCGTCGAAACGAACTGGGGCACCCTCAGATGCACGAAGATTCCAGAACACTACCGCAGGCTTTTTGTAACCAGCTTCCTGGTACTTGCGGTTGATCATTTCAAAGGCAGTATCGTCATAACCTCTGCAGCAGTTAAACTGCATATCAGAAAGAATTAGGACTGCCTGCGGCATATCTTCAGCTGCAACTTTGTTAGCAACTGCTACACGAAGAATTTCATCGAAAGCCTTGTGCAAATCAGTTGACATTCCCCAATCAGATGTTTCCATCTGGCGGATCTTCTGAGAAAGAGTACCCTTCACAGTCACGAACTTAGGAACAGAGGAGAACGTCAGGAACATGTCCTTGAACTCACCTTTGTTCTTATCTGAGCAGTATAGTCCCAGCGAGATCGCCACATCCATACAGCTCAGATTCTTCGAACCACCAACCTTATTGCCCATTGAGGCAGAAACGTCCACAAGTGGAAGAATCTTAGCATCCCCGATAAAGTCTGGCAGAGCCTTCCACTGTTCATCAGCAAGACCAGAATCACCATGGCGAACGTTCTTGACGATGTCATATGGATATACCGCTCCAGCGTTCACCTTAACGGATGGATCGCCAGACTGTAGAGCTTCCTTGTACTCTGTGAATGCAACTGGGGCATTCTTAAGGAAAGCCTTTGAGTAACGAGACATAGCCAGAGAGGGAACGTGTGAGAAGTTAATCTCATTCCAATCCTGAGCACACATCTGAGTTTCAACAACCTTAGTCAGCTCAACAAGACGCTTACGGTAGAACTTAGGGCTCCAGCCGAAAGTATTGCGTAGATCGACAGCAACAGGCCCCTTACGTGGCATCCACTTAGCTGCTAGTCCGTTTCCAGCATCTAGAGCTTCGCGTATAAGACCAAAAGCCTTCGCCTTTACCTGCGCATCTTCAAAGATAAGCAGATCATCCCAACGACCGATTTCAGCTGTGTTAGCTAGAATTCGAGTGTTAAGAAGGTCATCACGATAGTTCTTTTCCAAGAACTTAAGGATCTGACGGTAAAGCATACGCTCACCAGCACCACCGCGAACGTCGCGTCCCCACTGAGCAATACGCAAAGCTACGTCTCGATCTTCGTGATATGAAGTCTCGAACTCACGGGTAATATCCTTACCACGTGAAGCACCTAGCTTGAAGAACAAGTCTGTGCTCTTTGAAAGTGAAGACTCCAATGTACGCATACCGTTTTCAGTACGTGTTTCAACTGGAGTGTTCAGAACTGCGTTTCTAAATGTCATTGTATTTCTCCATATACGGGTATCATAACCCTAAATTAAATAAAACCATCGCCGATGTTTCCTTCATTGAAGGTTTGTTTTTGATATTCACAAGCGGCTTCCCATGAATCATACGCGATTTCGCGAAAGCTGTTTCGCAAAGCACCCATAGATTGTGGAAAGGCACCTTCTGGTAGTCGCTGTTCAAACCACTCTTCGAAATCTACCATAATATAATTCCTTTTAATTCAACAGGTAGTTGCCTTTCGGCGTTTCATAGCAAGAAGTTGCTGTAAACTACCTAAATCTCTTATTCTTTAATATAGTATAAACACTTAATTAAATCAACTGTTTATTTCATATTTTTCTACTATATTCCATATTTGTTCAGCGCTCTAACCGCGACTCCCAATCTTCAAAAGATTGAAAGCTTTAAGAACACCCTTAGCATCTTCTTGCACTGGATATACTGCGATAGAAGTCAGCTGCATTCCAATATCTGGTTCGTAAAATACTTCATAGTGAAGTTTAAACTGTTTAAGAATAGCACAAACCGCTTCAAGTGCTTCTTCATCTCGAACACCAACACATGTGAAATACGTGTCTTCGGGATTGAATTCTTTGATTTGATATTCATTTAGAACTTCTCGTTCTTGACCTTTATCCCAAGATACGCGCGAATTAACACCCAGTTTGAGTGCTGCGTGAGCAGTCTGAACAAGTTGCTGTTCTGGACTAATGTCCTGTCGCGTGAAGAAGTACGCGTAGTATTTTTTATCTTCCATTACGAAATACCTTCATAT